TAAAATATTTTCTACAAAATATTTTGTAGTGTAGAAAATATCTTATACTTTTGCCCCGTTAAAACAAATGAACATTATAATAATGACAAAAGTAATACAATTTTCTGAGATTGTTCGCTTTTGCGAACAAAAAAAACAAACTGGCGATATTTATACGCTCTCTAAGATGTTAAATTGTAGCACTGATGCTACGAGAATGCGTTTGCAAAGAGGAGACGAAAAAGCCTATAAAGCTTTTTATTACCTTATAGTAGAACGCGAAAAATTAATTAACAAATATCAACAAAATGAGTAACTTAATTAACACCATTCAGCAAACAATGTCCAGCATTGAGATTGCCAACCTAACAGGCAAACAGCACAAACACGTTATGCGTGATATTCGTGAACTCAATGAAGGTTATGAAAAATTGTATCTGCCCAAAATTGGGCTGAAACACAGAATCAGTGATTTAGGAGGTGGAAGACAAAGAAAAGACCCTTATTTCGAGCTAACACGAATGCAAACGTTCGACCTCCTCACTGGGTATAGTGTAGAACTCCGTATCAAGGTCAATCGCCGTTGGGAAGAGTTGGAAGCCCTTACCTATATCAAAATGCCTCCCTCTCTCAATGTTTATGGCAAGGAAGCCCTGCCCTATATAGAGTGGTTGCTACTCCACCAGTACTCAGTTACCAGTGGGCAGTATCATCGCCGTATCAAAAAGCACCCCCAGCACTTCTACCGCACCGCCGAAGGCAAGTGGTACATCAATAGAGAGTTTGCCGAAGCCCTTTTGCAACTCAAAAACGGTTATCAGCAACTTACCAAGGTCCAAGGACTGCCACAAGTAGTACAATTAGAGTTAAAACTTTATGAAGCATAACAACATTAAAAACCTTTTAAACCCTATTTAAAATGAATGTAGAAGTACACTTACAACGTATCCGCAAAGGCAAAATTAGCTACAATGTAGCAGGTGTAGTGCCCAGTATTGAAGTAGAAAGCTATCAAGAGGCTTTCGACCATACCGAAGTACAACAAATGATTAAAGAAGCCTACGGCAGGCGTTTCGCCCTTACCTTTTATACCGACGAGGGTATGTATGCCGTAGAAGTTATAAAAACTAAACCCTAACCCCTATTAAAATGAAAGTAAAAACCATTTACCTAATCAATGATGAATTCCTTATCATCGGCAGAGAAATACGCACTACCTTCTTAGGTATAGTAGTGAAACGCGAAAAAATAGAGTACCGCAAGCCAGTGAAGTACTACCCTACTATTAAGGAAGTAAGTCATCAAGAGCCTTCCGATGCTCCTCTATTTCCTCTAATTTCATTTGCAGGAAGTTCCGAACGGTCTCGTTCTCAAGAGAAGTGGGCATTAGAGCAAATAAACCGTGTACGTTCTGGGCAAAAAGTTCTAAAAACAGTTTTCTAAAATAGATGGCATTCTCATCGCCCTCTATGGTTTTTAACCAGTTCCAAAAGAATGTTTCAAAAGCCTCAAAACGTGCCCCTAATGCTATTGAATTAGCATAGGCAATAGTTGAAATTTCGTTATTCATAATTCATTAATTTAAAGCGCAAAGATACTAAAATGTACGCATTCCAAAATAACATATTATCTATCCCCGCACGCCTGCTCTATAGCGATTGGAAGGTAGTTACTTATGAGTACTACAAAAAGCTATGCGCTCGTGGTAAGCTCCAAGTTACCCAACCAGGCAAAGGACAAGGTAATGAAGCGTGGGTAGCCTTCGAGAGCCTCCCCGTAGTGAAAGGTGTGAATACAAAAGAATTTTGCGTGCGTATGCTCGGCAAGCCCGAAGAGGCTCACATCGTTACCAATGTATTAGAAGAGTATATTGTACCCGACCCCGAAGCCATCAACTTCTTTGCCGAGCATCGCAAACCTAACGGCAAATCGCTCCCCCTCCCACAACAGAGGGAAAAAGCCACCTCCGCTATGATACTGGGTGCTATCGAAACCCTACTTAAAAGCCGCCCACTCACAGCTAAAGCCTTTGGCAAGCGCAAAACCCAAATATGGCAAAACATCAGCGAAGCGGTGAACGCCCTAAACCCCGAAAAGTGGAGTTTCTCATTACCTAACAACCCACGAAGCCTACAACGCAAATACAACCAATTCCTTACCGAGCGTTACGCTACCTTTATTCACAAGGGCGAGGGCTCCGACAACGCCAAGGTAGTAACTCCTACTATGGAACGCCTCTTTATATCCATCTGCTGTATGCCTAATAAACCTTACATCAGTTCGGTATACGATATTTACAAGCAGTTTCTATACGGCGAAATAGAACTTTTCGACCGCGCTACGGGCGAACTCTTTAATGTAGAAACCGACTTTTGCGATGAGAATGGCAACCTCTTAGAGGTCTCCGAAAGCACTGTAAAACTATGGCTTAGCAAAGCCGAAAATCAGCTTATCATAGCCAAAGCCCGCAATGGAGAGTACGATTTTAGCCACAAGTTGCGCCCTCACGTTCACCGCCACGCACCGCTCTACTCAATGAGTAAAATAACCCTTGATGACCGCGATATTATGCACACCAAGCTACCCGACGGCAGCAAAGTAATGGCATACTATGCTTACGATGTGATGAGCACCGCCCTTATAGGTATTGCTCACAGCAAGAAAAAAGACACCGAGCTTTTCTTAGACTGCTTCCGCTCAATGTTTCAATTTACTACCTCCTACGGCTTGGGTACTCCAATGCAGATAGAAGTAGAACGACACCTAACGGGAGAGTTTGCCGACGGGCTACTGAAAGCCAACAACCTATTTCCGTTTGTGCGGTTCTGTAACCCTACCAACTCACAAGAGAAGTATGCTGAGACAATGATACGAGGTAAAAAATACGGCATTGAGAAAGACAGACACCAAAACGTAGGTCGCCACTATGCCCGCCGTGATAGCAACCGCACCACGCAACAGAAGATATTCGACGAGTTCAACAACAATTACAAAGAAGCCAAAGCCTCTTATGATGATATTGTGGCAATGGAACTCCAAGAGCAAACTCTATACAACAACCAACCCCACCCCGACCAACAACGCTTCCCTGGGAAGACACGTTTAGAGGTATTTTTAGAGAACGTAAACCCCAACCTACCACAACTCAACCGAGCCCTTTTAGCCCAATACATAGGCAAATGCACCACTACTACCATACGCCGTAGCCAATACGTAACCGTACAATACCAAAAATACCAACTACCCAACCCGCAAGTACTTACCTTATTAGCCCCCAACAACTACCAAGTAGAAGCCTATTACTTGCCTAATAAGGACGGCATTACCGAAGTATATTTATACCAAAACGGAGCCTTTCTTTGCACTTGTAGCCCTGTGCCTACCTTCAACCGTGCTAATGCCGAATGGACTCAGCACGATGAGCAACAATATGCTGAAGCAATGAGCTATGTTACCCAGTTCGACCAAATGGTACGTACCCAATCAGTGCAAAAGCTCAACCGCTTGGGAAGCCTCACCGCACCCATACCCACCGCTACCGAAGTAGACTACACACCAGTAGACTACACCGAGACACCCGCACTCAACTATCAAGAGTACAGCAAAACAAAAGTAGAAACCATAAATAAAGCATTATTAGACTTATGATAACCACAGCCCTAAAAGAAAAAATCGTGCAAGCAATTGCAGAAAACCGACAAAACTACCGCTACGATGCCCAACACGCCAAAAGTCTCGGCATTGACAAAGCTCAGTACAATCGTATAATGCAAAAAGGAGAACGCGAACGCGTCCTCTCCGATGCCAAATGGATAAGCATCGCACGCAAACTACAAGTGCAACTCCGCGACGAGGCTCCTTGGGTAACCGTCGAAACTGAAACCTTTCAGTACATCTACAGCCAGCTTACCGCCTGCCAAACACGCTCGCTTTCGGCTATCCTATGCGACCGTGCAGGTATAGGAAAAACACACACTGCCAAAGTGTATGTAAGCAAAAACAAAAATGCCGTATATATAGATTGCTCGCAAGTAAAAACCAAACAAAAACTTATACGCAAAATCGCTCAAGAGTTTGGCATTACCTATACAGGACGATATGCCGAAGTGTATGAAGATTTGGTTTACTACCTAAAACAACTTGAAACCCCTTTAGTGATATTAGACGAAGCTGGCGACCTCGAATATCACGCCTTTTTGGAACTCAAAAGTCTTTGGAATGCCACCGAATATGTTTGCGGTTGGTATATGATGGGAGCAGACGGGTTACAAGCTAAAATCGACCGTAATAAGGGTATTAAAAAAGTAGGCTATGCCGAAATATTCGACCGCTATGGCTCCAAATACAGCCGTGTAAGTCCACCCTCTGATAAAGAAGCTATCGAAGCCTTCCTTCTTAGCCAAATAGCCCAAGTAAGCCAAGCCAATGGCTCAACTATCAGCCCCGCACAAATGTACGCCAACACCGCCGGAAGCCTCAGAAAAGTACGCACCGAAATTGAAAAGCAACGCCTACAACAACTCAATGATGGAAAATAACGAAAAAACAATCATACCTCGCGCCTACACCTACGAAGATTTAGCGCGCAAAAAGTATAAAACAATCGACCTATCACCCCAATGGACAGACCATCTCGGCAAGGTAGAACGAAGCGGCAGCCTCCTTATCTATGGCGACTCAGGGCAAGGCAAAACCACTTACGCCCTCCAGCTAATGAAAGAGCTATGCCAAAAAGAAAAGGTACTATACAACTCCTTAGAAGAGTGCGGCAGCCTATCACTTATTGAAAACCTCGACCGCTACGGGCTCAAACAATACCGAAAACGATACACCGTGCAAAAAGAATATGTAGATAAAATGATGCTACGCCTGGACCGTCCACAACAACCTAAAATAGTATTTATTGACAGCATACAAGAGTGTTTCGACGGCAAGCCCGCAAGCCTATACAACAAGCTCATCGAAGCATTTCCTAACACCCTCTTTATCGGTATATCACAAACCGATAGTAAAGGGAACCCCAAAGGAGCTGTTGCCAACAAGTTTTACTGGCTTAGTCAAAACCGCATTTATGTAAAAGACTTCCGAGCCTACATCGAAAAAACACGTACTGGAGCCAATGAGTTAGAACCCTATCTCATCTCAGCCGAAAAAGCCCAAGAACGCGATTTTAAACTCTTAAAAACACCCTAACAATGAATAAAATAGCCCAACAAATCACCTATCGCCACACCCTCGCCCGCCAATTAGGGCTCACCTACCTGCAGTACGAAAACCTCCGCTATGAGTTCTACAACGAATGGTGTACCAACCTATGCAACACCGCCATAGGTAGAGGGCTGCACTTAAAAACCCTCATCACCCACGACACCCTACTCAATTGGTATGACGATCAGTGGTACAACGAGGTGGAGAAAACCATCGAACGCCTCTACGGCAACGACATCACCCTATTCAATGCCGACGACGTTCTCCTGCTCATCACTATCTACGCTGAGAACATTTTGCAATATTACCCCAGTGTACTCCTCAAGAAAATAACCGCCCCTGTGGCTCGCACCGAACACTAAGCGAACACCAAGCGAAGACAAACCGAACACAAGATGAGAATAGAACCTAACGAAATCAGCGACTACGACTACATCAACCGCAAGCTTAGAGAGCACGCACAAGAGCTGCTCAATAAAGCCAAAAAGCAAAAACGCCCCATTCGCTATCTACCTCAAGGCATTAGCGGCGATAGCGTGCGATGGTGGGCAGACCTCAAAAAATACGGCAAACTAATAACAAAATAACTATGAAAAGTAAAATATTAGCATACACTGAAGCCCTTGCCCTTGACACTTTTTTACAAGTGCTTACCTTTGAGCAACGGCTACAGACCTGCCAATACCGCGCAGGTAAAACCGACAAAGTACCCGCCTTAGTGCAGAAGCTACAAGACTGGACAGAGCGAAAGCGCTGGCAACCTCCAGCCTTTCGCTACGAGCCCGAAACCCTTGAACTCCTATGGCAAGACAGCACCGCCCAATGGCTACCCTTGGCCGTACACCCCCTATACCAAGCCGAAGTAAATGGAAAATAACAAAGTAATCAATTAAAAATCATATAAAAATGGCAACAAGAACCAAAAAAATCGTACAAACAGGCGTTACCAAAGAACAAATGGAAACCTCATTTTCAGACTACGCCAAGGCAGAAGCCGAAATCGCCAAAATCAACGCTACTATTGATGTAGAAGTAACCAAAATACGCGACAAGTACGCCGACAAAATTGCTAATTTGCAGCAAATCAAAGACGACAACTTCGATGTACTACAAGCCTACGCCCTCGAGAACCGCGACACCCTTTTCACCAAGAAAAAGTCTCTCGACAGCCTTCACGGCACCATCGGCTTCCGCACAGGCACGCCAAAGCTCAAAACTCTCAAAGGCTTCACTTGGGGAGCTGTTACCAACCTCCTCAAAGAGTTTCTACCTCAGTACGTACGCCTAACAGAAGAGCCTGCTAAAGACAAGCTTCTTGCTGACCGTGAAGACGAACAAATAGCCACCCTCTTCCCAAAAGTAGGTATATCAGTCGTGCAAGACGAAACCTTCTTTGTCGAAGTCAAAAAAGAAGCAGAATAAACTTTTAGCCGTTTCGGCGGCTAAAAGATGCTCCTCCGCCCTTAGTAAGGTCGCTGGCACTAAGGGGACGCCCATAGGAGATCCACTAAGGCGAGGAGCTTTTTAAATAACCTTTAAACACTATTTAAAATGAAAAAAGCACTTATATTTTTAGGACTATCATTACTATTTTTCTCTTGTGGAAAAAAGAACAATGAACAAACAAACAAAACAGAGGTCATTACAGGGTTTGTAGTAGACAAAGAAATGATAACAGCCCATACAACCTACCACTTTGTTGGAAAAGTACACACAAGCACCTATCACCCCGCAAAATATTATATGTATGTTGCCAACAAAGAAGGTACTAATAAAATAACAATATACGAAAACGACTACAAAGAGTATAACGTAGGTGACTATGTAAAAGTAACAGTTAAAAATGAATAATATGCCTGCAATAAAACCCCACCAAATTCGCATTCTCCAAACCCTTTTAAGTAAGCGTTTCAGCGACCGAGAAGCCCGCCTACACTTTGTATGCAGCTTTATTGGCAGAGAACTCCCCAGCACTAAAAACCTAACAGAAGATGAGTTTTTCGCTATAGCCCAGCACCTTGGTTACCATTTTGAGATGCACGCCTATTTCGATGCCCAAAACAAGCAACACGCCAAGCTGTTATCCCTATGCCACGAACTCGGTTGGCGAGATAAGGTAAACCCCAAGTACGCCGACATCAAACGCCTTGGCAAATGGTTTTGTAGTAGCAAAAACCCCTTCAAAAAAAGTCTGCAAAACCTCACCCCTCAAGAGGTAGGCAAAGTAAACAATATTTTTCAAAAAATGAACGAGCAACGCTATGAAAGAAGTTAGAAAATTAGCCAATGAGAAAGTTAGCAAATTAATAGCCGGTACGGCTCACACCTGCCCCCACAAGCATAAAGAGCTCCGCATCCTTGCCCACTACGTTACAGTAGAAGTAACAGCCTTATTTTGCAAGGACTGCGACACACAACTCACCAAAGAAGAGTGGAATGTATAACCTTTTAAATATAAAGAAAATGAATAACAAAAAAGTAACAATTAACGAATTAGGCATAACAGTAACATACCAAGTTAGATTTAGCGGCGAAGTTACTAAAAAAGTAGCACAGCAACTACTAGCTATGTACAAAGAAGGAATGGTATATAGTGAAGACGATGATCCTCTAACCAATCACCCCTACAAACAAGCTATAGAACTCGTTGCCAATGTAGGCTATAACGGAGTACCATCTCATTACACCTACGAAATTGACAGTTTAGAATTTTCAGAAGAATCTGAAGGATAACCTTTAAAACAATTACAATATGAACGACAAAATAAAAGAAAAAATCACAAAAGTCTACGAACTTGTAAAACGAGGAATAGCAGGAGAACAGCAATCAGCCGAGAAAATGCTAAACAAGTTGCTTGAGAAGTACAACATTTCAGAAGACGAGCTTAATAGTATAGACGAAAAAAAATACTACTTTAAGTATGCTTCTAACTTGGACGAGTGGTTACTTATACAACTAATCGAATACTTTTTCAAAGAGAAAAATTATAAAATCTATCGCATTAAAGATAGTGGTGTAAAAGAGATAGCAATACAGATGCCCTACTTAGATTGGGTAACATTAGATAGTGCTTATGGCTATTTCAAACCACATCTAAACCAACAATGGCGCCAACACGGCTTACCTGTAGTGAACCGCTGTCGAACTACTAAAACTAAAAATAAACGCCGTGAGGCAATGCAAGAAACCTTTTTTAGCTTGTATATAATTCGTTCAGGTATCTATCATCCAGAACAAAAAAAATCCAAATCTCTTACCGAAGAGGAAATAAAGAGATTATCCATTCTATACGGAGTTGAAGGCGGTAAATACAACCAACAAGTAACTACAGGTCTATATTTAGAATAACCCTTTAAAAACTATTTAAAATGAAAGAAACACCTACATATTATTATTGCCATTTAGTTGGTGGCATAAAAACTAAGAATAAGTTGCAGGAGCAATTCTCTTGTTTTCTCAGAGAAATGGATGGTGAACTGTACCAAGCAAAGGAGTTAAGCAAAATTAAAGAATACATCATTGAAAAAGCCAAAGAACTCAACGAAGAGTACCCCCGCTGCAAACCTCTTAATATCTCCTTTGCACAATACTCAGAAAAAGATAAACATCACCTATGCGGATTTGAGTTTAGCAATTTTATCCTTATGCCCGCTTACTTAATTAAAATATAAAAACAAATGAAAATAGAACAATACCCCACTTGGCTTGTCCCCCTCGACATTGCCAAAAAACTCAAAGAAATAGGGTTTGACAAGGCTTGCGTATATTACACCAATGAACAACTAATGGCAAGTACTAATCCTTATACCTATGATAGTCTAAAGACACACATTTATAAACGTAATGAAGCACTCATCACTGACATAGGCAATCACAGCATATTCAAAAATCGTATTTCCGTACCAGTGTGGGATGATGTCTTTGATTGGTTTAGAGAAAAAGGTTATATTTTATCAATTTCAGAATATCTAACAGAAACTGTAAGCTATTTCTATCATAATGAGCTCTTTTTAAAGAGTATTCGTGTTGTAGGTAAAACCTATAGCCAAACTCGCAAAGACTTAGCACTAAAAATAATAGAGAATTGCAAACATTATAAGATATGAAAATCGCCCTTACCTTATCACGAGACCAAGCCGAAGTACTTGCCCGCGCCACCTTTATAGGGCAACCCCTATTCAACAACCGTGAGCAACGTGTACTGTATAGCATAATGCGAGAAGTAACCATCAAAGCTACCCGCTTTTATATGGGCTTCACCACACAGAAACAACGCAGGTTTTGGCTCAAACTCTACGAAGCCGATATGTTAGAAAAGTTCTTAGGCTACATCCTTACAATGGAACATTACGGACAATACGAACGCCAAACCCTTCTGCAAATCACCTATGATATTAACGAACAATTAGCATAGCTATGGAAAACACCTACTTTTTTAAAGCCAAAAACACTCCCTCTGAGCATGTTTTTAAATACGACTTAAACGGCAATTTAAGAGTGTTTGAAAACACTGGCGAACCCCTTACCATTAAGCAATGGCTTTGGCTCTTCCACCCCGACCGCCTGCCCTACACCGAAGAGCGGATACAAGAACTTGCCGACGATGAGGCTCTTAGGAAGCACTTCACCATAGAAAAAGTACCCGCATCTGTAACCTTTGAAGACTTCTGGGAGGCATACGGCAAAATCGGCACTAAAGCAGTTGCCAAACGCAAGTTCGACAAGCTCAAGCCTGAAGAGGTTATCAAAGCCTTCATTGGCATAGAGAAAGAAAAGTCTAAAAAGAAACTTGACGGTACTGCAATGCCCTACGCCGAGACCTACCTAAACCAAAAACGTTGGGAGGTGTGAGCCACACGGACAACAAGCAATAAAAAAACGAGCCAATTA